TGAAACCAAGTTTATCGCATCAGGCTATCCAATACTTATCCGTGATGGACAACGAAAGAAGATTCGTAACTCTTTCTTTTCAAGAAGAAAGTGTGCAAGAACTGCGGTCGGTATTCATCCAAACGGCTCAATGATTATCTACGTCAGCGACCGAGCAACTCTAAAAGATGTCCAAGAGTATTTTGTTTCTCTCGGTTGTATGGATGCCATAAATTTTGATGGTGGTTCATCTACCTTTTTATACCTTGATGGAAAAAAGGTATATTCTTCAAACGAAGGAAAATCTTATCCCAATGTTTTGTATTGGGACTAATGATGTTGGCTGTGGTATGATTGATTAGATTGTTGTCAACCTCCTATGAAATCTCCACCACAGCCTACTTTTATGTACAATAGTTCCTATTTATATTAGACAACAATCTAATTTACAATCAGGAGATAGACGTGGTAATATACATGACTACAAATCTCATCAATGGAAAAAAGTACATTGGTAGAGATTCAAAAAACAATCCAAACTACATTGGTTCGGGACATACACTACTCAAGGCAATCAAGAAGTATGGAAAACAAAACTTCAAAAAAGAAATACTTGAAGAATGTAAGACATTCGAAGAGTTGGAAGAACGTGAAGTTTATTGGTTGAACTATTATGATGCTGGTAGAAGTGAAGAGTTTTACAATATGCACAACCACAGTAGTGGTGGTTCTTTGGGAATGAATATTTCTGATGAAACAAAGGATAAACTACGACGTTTCAATTTAGGTAAACAATTATCAACAGAAACTCGTGAACGAATGAGTATTTCAAGAACGGGTGAGAAAAATCATTTCTTCGGAAAATCACACTCAGAGGAATCTCGTAAAAAAATTAGAGATGCAAGACGGAATCAGGTCATTACAATTTCAGAAGAAACTAAAAAGAAAATAAGTGATGCCCAAAAAGGAAAACCAAGAAAGAAACACACAGAAGAATCAAGACGAAAAATAAGTGAATCAGTAAAACAATTTTTTGAATCACGGAGACAGAGTGTTTCGTGATATTAGTTTCAATAACATTTTTGAGGAAAAGTTATGAGTAAAGAGTTATCATTTAGTGATGATGCTAGAAAAGCCATGGCAGAGGGTGTGTACAAACTCACCAAGGCAGTTGCCGCTACATTAGGGCCTCGTGGACGGAATGTAGTGATTGAGAAGAAGTTTGGCTCTCCTGTTATTACAAAGGACGGCGTTTCGGTAGCGAAGGAAATTGAACTTGAAGACCCGATTGAAAATCTCGGAGCTCAGATGGTTCGTGAGGTTGCATCGAAGACTAACGATATTGCCGGTGACGGCACAACAACAGCGACGGTTCTCGCACAGGCAATCGTTCGTGAAGGGTTGAAGAACGTAACTGCTGGTGCAAATCCAATGGACTTGAAGAGAGGTATTGACCTCGGTGTTCAAGCAATCCAAGAAGGTCTACGTCAGTTAAAGCGACCTGTTTCCGGTAAGAAGGAAATTGCACAGGTTGGAACTATCTCTGCTAACAATGATTCAACAATCGGTAATCTTATTGCTGATGCGATTGACAAGGTTGGTAAGGATGGTGTTGTTACGGTAGAAGAAGCAAAGGGAACTGAAACATCGGTTGACGTTGTAGAAGGTATGCAATTTGACCGTGGTTATCTTTCTCCTTACTTTATCACCGACCAAGAATCTATGGAAGGTGTACTTGATTCTCCAAACATTCTTCTGTATGACAAGAAGATTACCGCAATCAAGGAACTTCTCCCTGTTCTTGAAAAGTCAGCACAGACAGGTCGAGGACTTCTTATTGTTGCAGAAGACATCGAAGGTGAAGCACTTGCAACTCTCGTGGTGAATCGTCTTCGTGGTACGTTGAAGGTTGCTGCAGTAAAGGCTCCTGGATTCGGTGAACGTAGAAAGGAAATCCTTGAAGATATTGCAATCCTTACAGGTGGTACAGTTATTTCCGAAGAACGTGGTTACAAGTTAGAGACAACTACGTTGGAACAACTCGGTACGGCAAAGAAGGTTGTGGTTGCAAAGGACACCACAACTATCATCGAAGGTTCGGGTGAGTCTGAATCAATCAAGACTCGTATCAACGAAATCAAGTCACAGATTGAAAAGTGTAAGTCTGATTATGACAAGGAGAAGTTACAAGAACGTCTCGCTAAGTTGTCAGGTGGTGTTGCGGTTCTAAAGATTGGTGCAGCAACAGAACTTGAGATGAAGGAAAAGAAAGACCGAGTAGAAGATGCACTTCACGCAACTCGTGCTGCTCTTGAAGAAGGTATTGTTCCTGGAGGTGGTGTTGCTTACATTCGTTCACAACATATGTTGGATGAACTCTACGACGGTGTAACAAACCGAGACCAAATTACAGGTATCAACATTGTTCGCAAGGCAGTCGAAGAACCAATCCGTCAGATTCTCGCAAACGCCGGTCTTGAAGCTTCGGTGATTATTAACAAGATTCGAGATGATAACGAAGGAAGTTGGGGATTCAATGCTTTCACAGAAAGGTTTGAAGACCTGATTGAGTCCGGTGTTATTGACCCAACAAAGGTTTCTCGTGTTGCTCTTGAAAATGCCGCATCGGTTGCGTCACTTCTCATTACAACTGAAGCAACTATTGTAGAGAAGCCATCCGAGAATAAGAATGATAATCAACAAATGCCACCAATGTATTAAGGGAGATAACTATGGATATTAGACCATTGCGTGATAAAATCCTTGTTCAACCAAAACCAGTTGAAGAAGTTAGTAAGGGTGGAATTATTATCCCAGATACCGCAAAGGATGCACCCGTTGAAGGAACAGTCCTTGCCGTTGGTAACGGGATTATAAACAGAGATGGAGAACTAATTCCACTTGATGTTAAGGTTGGTGATTCTGTTCTTTACAAAAAGAACGGTAACACGATAACTGAAATCGAACAAGGGAATGATAAGTATTTGATAATGTCAGAGTATGATATTCTGGCGGTTATTGGATAATAAAAGGGGAGGAAACTCCCCTTTCTTTTTTATTATCATATTTATTTTTATGAGTAAAAACGTTTACATACCTAATCCTATCAAGAGGAATAAACCTGTGATAACGCCTTGGAATAGGTTTTACAAATCAATACTGATGAACAGATATGATAAGACTAAAAGACCTACTAAATGAAGACGGATATGTCTCCAGTCAAGGTAAAATTGTAAAAGGAAAACTAGCGGCCCCTGTCAGAGATACAATATCTTATTTGACATCTAACGGTGGTAAGGTTCTTTTTCTAACTACATCAACCCGTTATCCTTTCAATACGGGATATGGTAAAGGTAATCTTGAAGTTGAGATACCGAAGTCAACTGAACTTGCTTTGTACATCAAAGATAACATTCCAAATGAATCACATTGGATAGATATACCACAACTAAACATATTACCATGTGAAGGAAACGTATCGGCAAAAGACGGAAACAATTGTGGTGTTGAAGCTGCTACATTGAAGAATAAAGAAAAGAACCCAACAGGAAATCATAGATGTTGGGCATCATTCAACAACAGTTCGGATGAACTTTGGAAGGTAAGTAAGAAACTATTTGAATGTGATACCGTGATGTTTTTCACATCAATACGTTGGGGACAAACAGCCGCGATGTATCAGAAACTAATTGAAAGACTTACTTGGATTCAGAACAGACACGAGACTCTAAAAGATGAGAACGTGATAAAGGGAAAGAAAGCTGGATTCATTTGTATTGGGCACAACTACGGTGGTGCTGAAATATCTCATCTACAAAACTTGGTGTTATCTCATTTTGGATTTGATGCACCAGAGAATCTATTTTGGAATTGGCAATACACAGATTGGTTAGATGAATCGTTAGAATCGTATTCAAAAGCACACAGTAAATTTCACAATGACATGGGAATACCACACATAGAAACCGAGGAGAAAAAAGGTGATTAGACTAACAGAACTATCTGATTTCGCAAGAAAGCAACTTGCCCGTAAACGAAAATTTTACATGGTAAATGAATCATCGGAAGTGTCCATACCATTGAGTGCAGACCAAATCAAACAATTTGATTCTTTCTTGAAAAAGGTTGGAGGTGATATAAATCTTGTTCTAAGTTCTGATATAGAAGAAGCCCGTGGTCAGACTCCTGAATACACAAAAATGTCTTCAAAAGAAATTGAAGAACTAAATGTGGTTCTGAAAATAGATGAATCGGTTTTGAGTGATGTTGGAGAGTTTGTAAAGTTGGGTGATGCTGCAAAAGGTTGGTATTCTGAAATGAACAAGAAGATACTTGATGCATTTGGTGATTCAGATGGAACTTTATTTCTGATACTACTTGCAATATATTCAGCAGGAACACCACTTGAAATGAACCTCCGTTTAGCGGCTCAAACATATCAGGGTATTATGAAAGATATATCAGACCCAACAACAAAAGAATTGTTTGAGAAGTTTCTTGATACACCAAAGAGTGATGCATTTGAAACTATAACAGTTCCACCATCAAAGGCAGACATCAAAAAAGGAAATACAGAACCAAAGGAAAAAGATGTAATCAAACAAGAATGGCAACAATTATCAACTGTAAAAGGACTTGTAAAAGGAAACATCGGAGTTCAAAAGAATTACGGTAATCTGATAAACATTCTAAAGATGTGGAAGAATAACAACTATCAATTTGACAGAAGTTTTGTTGTAAAAGAGTTGGCAAAATATCATAAAGCATCAGGTGATTTGGCAAAAGGTGTTCCTGTTTCTGCAACAAAGGTATTTTCATTTACACTCAACCTACTTGACCCAAAATTTGTTTTTGATACAGGTTGGATTCCTGTAACGATGGACACATGGATGGCAAAGATTTACTATCCAAATTTATCTACAAAAGAAAGAAGAAAGATTCTATCTAAACCTGCAGGATATGCCCTCATGGCGAGAAAGACACAGGAACTTGCAAGTCAATACGGAATGGAACCAAATGAGTTCCAGGCCGCCGTGTGGGTCGGGATTCTTAAAAAAGAAAAGGGTGAAGGTTATAATGCAACATTTGAGAATGCAATTGAAAGCCGTCTCAAAAAGTTGAAAGTAAAAATAGAAGAACTAAAGAACATGGATAACTTCTTGAAGACAGTTATTCAAATTATCGGCGACGCTGGTATAAACTAAGCAAGGAACAATATGATTTGTTTTATTGAAGAGTGTCATTCCGATACTCTCCTATACTACCCTATTATCAAAAAACTAGAAGAACGAAAAAAAGATTACATCGTCTATGATGTAACAGGTAAATCTACTATTGATGCCATCCACTTTTTCTCGCAGAATCCAACGATAAAATCTGTGGTGAACTATGGTGGTAGTCTACGAAAATTGACCGTTGCAACTTTGTGTAAGGAATATGAACTTTTATTCATAAATCTTCACGGGAATGAACGGACAGGTGAACTTGATACCGAGTCATTTTTAGACACAATATCCTCTCTGGCATACCAAAATTTCGTGTCTGGCGACCCCGCCAGACGATTTTTATTGGATCAGAGTATCAAAACTCCTATTGGGTTTTTTGAATGTCCTATAACGTATTTAACGAGGAAGTCACAAAATGTAGAACCATTTGACATTTTGTA